CCGATGGTTTCATAATTATCTGGCTCGCTTGAAGCGCAGTGCAACCCCAACACATCTCGGTTGGCTAGGAGAGAGGCGCGAAAGTTGCGACCAACAACTATTTCACCCTCGCCAAGCCAGTTAAGTTCGTAGTCAATCCACGCCAAGTATTCCTCGGTTGTGTGTTTCATTTGGAATCTCTATTCCATAAATATCCGCCAATTTGAACCCCTACACATATTCCAAACAAATTCATACCGATTATCGCCAGAGTTACGGCTGTCTCTAACATCCTTCTCTCCCTTCTATGAATTGCTCAGTAGTCATGTAGGTCTTAGTACTCATTCCGTTACCCCCATAATCGCTTTGGCTTGTGCTACTGATTCAGGGCAAGGATAAGACGCTCTGTATTCTGAATACTCGCAAATCTCACACAAATCACCCACATTTGTTTCAAGTCGCTTATGCCTCTCAAAGAACGCTTTGTGGGCGAGCCATGAGTTGTGATTTGGTAACCCAAAAACAAGGCCATCTGTAAATCTATTTATTTCTTCATAATCTTTTATCCCCGCTTCAACCCGCTTCTGCGCCTCTTGAACAATCTCTAGGTCGGTCATAGCAACCCCTTAATTTCAGATAAAACTGCCGTGTAAAAGAACGAAATCCAAAGACATTGTGGGATTGATAGGTGTTGATGGAACGAAAGACCTGCGAAGAACACAAGCCCTGCGGTATACAACAAACCAATTAAGAAACCAACAAATTTTTTCATTTCAACCACCGCACTAGCGGTGCAATAATTTTTTTCATTGTTTTACAAACAACCCTTTCTCGTTGCGCTCGCGGTGAGCATTGTCAGTGTATTTTTTTTGTGTTGAAACTACCACGGTAATGCCGAGTAACCCCATCAACCTACAATCCTCTATTGATGGTTGCATGCCAGCCATTGCCATGCGCTCTCCTGCGGTCTTACCGCCCCATATTCCCCATTCTAGGTTGTCGCGCTCCATACCCAGTTCGAGACATCTATCTTTAACTGGGCAAGCATTGCACAACTCTATAGCCTCCTTTGTCTTTTGAGTGACCTTGATGTTGCGTTTCTTGGGGTCTCCACCTCTAGGCAATACTGGGAACCATTGGTCAGGATTGGCCTTGCAGGCGGTCTCCAATCTGTTTTCTCCTATTCACTAGTGCTTCTTGGATGTTGATGTAATTGTCCAGATTTCTTATTATCCTGCCAGCAAGCCTATCAGAATCATCTTTGTTGAATCCATGATAGTACAACTTATCGGCAAGTTTCTTGCGCCTCTCAGGCTGGTTCAATCTTCACCTCAACATCTATTAAATGTCTATCTATGTCTTCGTCGGCATAGAAGTTGGCTAGGGCATCATCTTTGTCTTTGCCTCTTACTTTGTAGAGGTTTACTTCTGTGACTATGAACTCTTCCATTATCTTCTCCTTCTTCCCCATGTTCTGCTTGTGTAGTTCTTATTAGGTATTACATCTTTAACTTTTTTAGTCATACGCAGTACTCGTCCGCTTCGTGTGAACAACCGCAATCTGCCCAAGGGTCATCACAACATTCACAGAATATCAAATCTTCTCTGCTTGTTGCTGACCTAACTATTCTTTGGTCCATGTAATTTTTATTATCAATCACATGCCTAACTGGCTCGCCCATTAGCGCCATCCTACGGTATTTAGATACTCTGTAACTTCAATCTGCCCGCGTCTGCGGGTGTTTATTTGCACGGCCCTAACGGCACCGTAATATCTTCCACGCCCCAAATTGGCAGTTTGTCTTATGTAACCACGACCATATCTGGGATAAACACCAAGACCTCTCATATAATCTCTCAAATGTCTTGCGTGTGTTTCTATCTCAAAACCCGTAATGAGTTCAAAGTAGACGACGCCGTTGATTTGCATATAAACCGCGGCTGCATTTGGCAACCACGAAAAGTGTGCTAAATCGGTTTCATGCATTGCGCTTTGGCCAATGTAGTTTTTATTTTTTACACTATGTTTCACCAGTGTCATTGAATTTCCCTTTCTTCACCCATTACGTGTACGATTGTCCGATACTCGCTCAATCTAATTAATTCAGGGGTTCCTGTTCTGCCACTCCTAAGGATTATCTCGCCCGTTGAAGTGACGTAGGCTATCACATCATTGTCGGCTGAGTTTGGTTGGTAGTTGACGCCTTGATAGCGCCAATAAAGTCTACCCATATTGGTTATCGCGTAGTAAATATATTCATCTCTAGCATTTGGTAATGCGGCAAAACGTGGTATAGTGTCCACCGAGGCGTGAAGATGACTCACATCATGAAGCATTGTCGGCGGTGATGAATAATAATAATCTCCCCTCGTAGACTGTGGTGTGACCATTATCTGTCCAAAATAATTTCTGTTTTTAACCTTGCTTTTTACTCTTTCCATTTATTCGCCTCTTTTCTAGTACACATGGTAAAACCTACCATTCACGTGGTTAATGATTCTTCCATTTGTTATGTAATCAAATCGTGAAACCGAATTTGCCATTGATGTGGTCCGCAAATATTCGCCAAGAAGTGCTACCTCTTCGGCCCATCGCCCAAGAGCCGCTGGACGCCAATAAATATCTCCGTTTAGCATTAATGCAAAAATAATCGAACCGCCCACCCCTCCCGAAACGGGAAGTTCTAATGGTGATTCCTCTCTCATGTAGTGAGTAAACCCGTTGTTTAATCTAACTCTATTTTGTCCTTCTGTTGCAAGATATGGGTGGGGGAGGCGTTCAACGTCTTCTGGAAAATGAATCCGTTGACCTAAATAATTTTTATTACTAACCCTACTTTTTACTCTTTGGCCCATTAGTACCAACTCCATCTTTGCCAGTGCTCCCAAGCCCTACAGGGCGTTATGTATCTATACGAAATGTAATTAAGTCCACGAAGTATCTGCTCCGTAGGTGGGGTTAACGGGCTGAGACCAAGCAACTGAGGGATTCCCCCTGCTTTTAGACCCTGACTTGTCACTGTATCTAGTGCTTTAGGGTCCCAACCCGATTCCTTACCCCATAAATTTTGGAGACATGCGAACTGTTTATTTGTCCATGCTTGTAATTGGTCATAGGAGAAAGCAAGACTGTCTGTGCGAGTCCATGAATGTTTAATTTTTTGTGTTGAAACATGTTGGCTTGCTACATCTGTCCTAGACCCGTTGATGCCCATACCAATCAGGAGGGCAATGGCGGAAGCCAAGAACACCCAAAGGGGCCAGTTATCCGAGCGCCCGTTACTCATTATATGCCTCCGAAGGTAGGGCTCCTGCGAGCGCTTCATACTTCTTGGCTAGTTCCCTCTGACCCGCGTTACGGGCGAGTTCTGCCCTAGCAAGGTAATACTTTCTCTTACCTGGACCAATGTACTTCACTGGTTCGTTCACATCCACAATATCTCCTAACTCGTCGGGCGTGCCCGACATTCCGAAAGGTGGGTGGGCTACCGTATAATCTACAAGACCAGTAGCCCACTCTCTTCAACGCGCCAGTATTAGGCGGTGAACACCTCTGTGTATCCCCGCAAGCGGCTCTCGCTTGTGGTTACGCCCGTTTGGACGTGCTTGTACTTGCCGTTTGGCAACTTCACCCATACGGATGAATCCTTGAAACGGCTGTTGCCCTTCTTTGCCTTGACGATGACAACCTTCTCAGCGTTGTGAGCGTCGTCTAGGGCATGTACTGCTGATACTGCCGCGGCGTGAGCCGCACTTGTATTTGCTGACATGATTTGTTCCCTTTTCTGTAGTTTGATTTGACTAGTCCAGTCAAACATCCTAATACCGATTTGGTATCAGGAATTCTAGTATCCCGTATTTCTCCTGCCTGGCACAAAGCACAGGCAGTTATCCATAATCGTGTCGCACTCCACACAGGTGTTACAGTGCTCACAATATCCAAATGTCCACACCCTGTCAAAGTCCATGACCTTTTTGCAAGCCTTGCAAATTATGTCTATGGAATTATTGTCAAGGTCGTCCCAACCCGCATCTTTGTACTCAATCTGCTTTCGAGTGGGTTTAGTATCCCCACTCCCCGAAGGCGAGTTGTTCTTCGTAGTAGGGATTGGGATTGGTACTTTTGGGTCACGCACCACCCCATCTTGGTCCACCGCAACCTGATGGGTTACGCACCACGGATGTGAGCCATTGGTGCCAGCCATGCTACATGACGGCGCCATATGGAACATTGGGTTGCGACCATAGGCATCATTCCACGAGAAGTCGTGGGTGAAGCAGTAGGCCCACTTTGTTTTGCGCCCAATGGCCACACATTCTTTCTCTACTTGGTGGTAATAGACCTTTGTCTGAGCCTGCTTTGCGAAGTCGTGCTTGTTCATTAGGATGTAAGAGATTTCCTTCCTGCCATCCTTCGAACGAGTCATCATCCAAACTGCTTTTGGGTCGCTCTCCGTCCATTCCAACTTCTTATCGAACCTCATTGTGCACAAGAAGCAGTATGGAAGGTGACCGTTACGGTCATCTACTGGGTGGGTGTTATCTTCATTGTCGCATTCCGCTGGCAGGTACTCGCCTTGTTGAAATATGCCCAAGATTTCTTCATCTCTTCGCGTATTCACGTTCCAGCATCTTGTCAGATAGGATTCGTCTCGGTCTTGATAGTATTTTTGTGTTGGTGGTGGCGTAGCCCTGCGACTACGTGCCCCTCGGTGATAAGAGTTCGACCACCATATCCCGTCAGCGTCCTCATTGCCCGCCGCTTTATTGAGAATATAGAAGTTCTTTTTGGCGGCTGGGTTCACCGTCAGCACCACTATCTTGCTGGGTTTTACCCAGTCTTCTAATAGATGTAGCATGAAAGGATTGTCGAGAGCACGAACGCCACCGATACTTGGCAGTAAGTCTTGGGCAAAGAAGGCGGTATCAGAGCGAGTCTCACCCTTCTCAAGAGTGACCCCCAAGATTCCGTTATGCCCAAGATAGGTAAGCGGGTCGTGAGCCAACTGGAATGGGTGACAGTTATCTACTGTCTTGGTTCCGTGCGTAGCGATACGGCAGTGCCACATTGCATAGCCGTCAGGGTGTTCAGCCCTGACTTTCAGGAAATCGTCAATGGATTCATTGGCGTTCATGGTGCGCTTGGAGATAATCTCCGTGTCGCTCACCATAATCGCGTAGCCAAATCCATCAGGATTCTGACACGCTCCGTCTAGTAATTCATCTTTACTGGGTGTTTTCCCAGGCGGAATTGCAACTAACAAGCAAATGGTACACCTTCTCTCTATGCTTTGATTTTGAGTACGTCTAGGTCTTTGATTTTCAGGTCTTTGATACTTGGCATACGCTCGTACAACTCAGGGTAATCTCCTTGGCGATTGGTTACCCAATTCGCAAAGGTCTCCCAGTCATACCAGTTTCCTTCTGCCGCAATATCTCTTGTGTACTTGGCAATAGCGTCAGCCATTCCAAGGTACGCCAAGATACTTTCTTTCTTGGTGGTGCCACGCATGAAGCGCATTTCAACCGTTGCTGGTTTAGATGTGTTCACTGCGGTGTATTTCTCACCACCTCGGCTGTCTCTATCCATCTTGTTGGCAAGGGAAAAGACTGGCCTATCCCACTCGTCAAAATCCCAACAATCATCGAACTTTGAGTAGGTACTACGTCGGCCACCGAATTTCATCATCATCTCTGAATTGCGATAAACCAACTCAACAAAACGGTGCAAGTGAGCCTTGTCTTTGAAACCGTCACGACCTAGGTGGATATGGAATCCACAAGTTCCTGGGTCCCAACTGCGCCCGTTGTACACGTCCCTAACTTTGCCAATGGTATCCCACAAAAGTGGTTGGTCTCGGTACTTCTCATAAGTGTGAGGCTGAGTTACTAACTCAATACCACCACCGATAGAACCGTCAGACTTTGATTGAGCAATCTCGGTTGTTTGAAGTTGTGCTCTGACGAACTTAGCGGCTTCGTTGACATTAGAGCCTGGAATTTGAATCTCTAATTCAAAGCCCATCCACATCTTCTTCGGCTTACTCTCTTCGTCGAAGACACCACCAATGTCGTGGAATTGGAGGTGCGGCTGGCATGAATAGTTATGGATTGGTCTATCCTCACTACCGTTACCGCACTCACAGCGTAGCCTATTGCCATCTTTGTCGCGTTTGCAATAATTGCAAATTGAGTTGCGTGAAACGAACTTTTCGTTGCCACCGCATGCACAAGTCCAAAAGTATCTATCAAGACAATTAGATGCTCTACATACTATTGAACTTCCAACTCGCACCTGCCAACTGTTCCGTGCGGTTTCAGTGTAACGAGTATTACATTGGTTACAACTATCGGCATTAGTGGCGCACTTGTAACACGCTTTAACCATTGTTGGGTGTGCGCTTCCGTCAACGCGAATGTCTCTTACAACCTTATAAAGTTCATCGTCTTCAAGAACACCGCGTGAACATACTTCGCATTTTTTTTCAGCCATTTTGCATTTCCTTTTTCTCCTTTGGTAGATTATCTGTTGTCGGGTACGCCCGACACTTGCTATTTAGTTTTTTTAATGCGGAAAGAGTAGGTCTTTGCAGAATTGTGACATCTGCGCGACTGGTACTCTACATTGAGCGGGTGTTGTTGTATGGTTTGCCCATAAGAACAAGCCTATCAACCCTGCCCAAAACGCAATCTGCGCCAAGCGACGCACGATTTTTTGTGTTGAAACGCATGCCGACGTGGACTTTGGGATAGGTGCATTGAAGCACTCGTCACACGCTGAGTGCATACATTCCCAGTTGTCATAGCATGGCTGGAGTTGCTTAACTCTCAAGTCCCATGGTTCCATCTCTAGTTCCATTCGGGACCTGCTAACACTTTCCAAGCCCAACGGCGAACACGCTTGCCCACCCATTGAGCATTGGCGAGATAGAACCAAACCTTAACCATTATTCCACCTCGAAATCTTGAAGAACGCGCATGACCGCATCATTGAGTTCTTCTTTCAGTTCGGCTTTATCATCTTCTGACAGGTGAGCCACATCTTTCGCGGTCACCCTGCTAGACCACCAATAGGTTGTCATTACTTGTTCTCCGTTCTGTCGGGCGTGCCCGACGGTTGTTGTGGTTTTTCTGTTTGCTTAGCCTTTCCCGCTGGGTGGCGACTCATGCTCAGGACTATGGCGTGTTCACGCTCAAGTCTGCGCAGATACCACTTCATCTTAATCCATCTAATCAAGAGTCCATGTCCCCTCTATCGCGTAACTCCTTCTCGCGCAACGCCTGCGCCTGTTCTTGCTTCACGCGCTCGCGCTCGGCACGTTCGGCTTCAAACCTTTCACGCTCGGCGTACCATGCCAACTCAATGGCGATAACTGCGTCTAAGTCCTCTTCCTTAATAAGTGGTCCAACTTTCAGACCTTCAATTACTGGCTTCTCGCGCAGTTTCCTCTCTGCCCTTAAGTGGGCTTGGCTTGGGTTACCGCTGGCAGTATCGCTAAGGCGAACCGCAGGTGAACCTACCGCCCTGCCTGCCATGCGAACCTCATGGACTATTCCTACTGTCATTTTAGCCTCGCTCTCTGTCGGGCGTGCCCGACGCTCTAGTGGATTTATTAAGTTGTATGGCTATAGCCTATCATGGCTAGAAACCTGTGTCAAACGGACAGATTATCGGCTGCCTTACGAATTACTTTGGTGGCGTTATCTAGCATTATCACGCCCGAAGTAAGTTCGGCTGGTCTGCCGTCTGCGTTCATAAAGAAGTCGTTAAGAACTTCCAAGATACGCATGGCGCACTCGCCTTGGTTGAAATCCTCGCACTCATAATCGGAGATAACTTTCTCGATGTCATCAAGGAATGGGACATTGGTAACTGCGGTGATACTCATTTCTTACTCCACTCTGTCGGGCGTGCCCGACGCTAGGCGATAAGTTAATTTGTTCATGGCTCAAGCCTACCATGTGTAAAAGTGTGTGTCAATGGGACATGAATTATCACAGCATGAATCAGTACAGCATGAATCAGTACAGCATGAATCATCATCCATCAAAAATTTTGTGTTGGTTTTTTTGTGTTGGATTTTTTGCCTGCCTTTGTCTAGGCATGACAAGGCCCCCGTACTCTGCCGAGTACGAGGGCTGTCACTTGCCGTCTCGGGTTGTCCCGTGGGTACTCACTTCCCCATGCTCGGGCATTACCGTTTGGCAATTCTGTTAGGCGTTTGCTGGTACCTTCTTCATGGCGTTAGCCTTGATTAGTAGCGCGGTGCTGGTCAACTTGCGGGCAAGTTTCAGAGCGTCATCTTGCTCAAGTTTCATACCCCACGCGAGGAGATAATCGCTGATGTTATCAAGTGTGAGGTCATCTTTTGCTGAGTCGGTGGCTTCTGCTTCCTTCTCGCTGGCTGGCTTCTGCCCACCACGCTTGCGCTGAGGCTTGTCGGCAATAATCTCAGAGGTTGTCTTGGTGTCAGTAGTCATGGCCTCTACTGCTTCCTCAACTCCAAGAGGTGCCTCTCCTCCCTTAACGTATCCGCGAAAGGTGGAGAGTAGTTGCTCGTATGACTCCCAATCCTTGCGTACCCCGTAGATGGTGGCAAGGTGGATAACAAATTCAGCATGGTCTGGCTTGAACGCTGGATTCTTAGCCTTTTTGAAAGAGTCACGCAACGCGCGGACGGTTAGGTTCTCGCTTACGGTGACTTGTAGGACTTCGAATTTTCCTTCCGTTGTTGTTTTGGTGAGTGTTGAGAGAACTGCGACGAGGTGTGCATTGCTCTCGTCTATCTCTATTGCTGGTACTGCCTTAGGTGTCTTACTCATTTCTTTTCCTGTTCTTGTCGGGCGTGCCCGACGGGTTTAGAGATTAGGCGAGACTATCCCGACTAATCGGATAAATTGGTGCTATCTAGTTGATAAGGTACAATTCGGACATTTCGCTCGCGCTACTGGTTCGATAGGAGAAGCGTCTCACACTGGGGTCCCTGTGTCAACTCGGAAAGGGAATTGTAACGGAATTGTTATGAATAGGTTTATTGTCTAGTTTCAGACTATTTGGGGATTGTCAACCACCTTTTTATAACACTTTGATAACGGGTTATCCACAGTTGTCGGGCGTGCCCGACACTATGTTACTGGCTGGTAACTTAATAGGTGGCGATTAGATTGCCTGTCTATTTCTGGGGTCTGTATGTTACTCGTGAGTAATAGATTGGGTGTCTAGTTTAGATTGGTTGTATGTTACTTATGAGTAATGTTACTGGTGAGTAGTGTTACTGGACAGTAACCAAACAAGCATCCGATTGACAGAAATTAGATTGAAAGTCTATAGATTGGCTGTCTAAATAAAGTATCTAGTCGGCAAAAGGGATAGTTTTGACCCCAGAGTTTTAACTACATAGTTGTAGTAGTATGTATAGTCACCCAAAAAATATTTCCTAAATTGGGGGGATATTTATATATACAAAATAGGACAAAATAGGACATCTAAAAAAGAATTCATTTAAAAAATGTTGGTTTTAGCGATTTGTACAGGTTATCTTATATGTATAGATATTTTTTTAAGGAGTACCGAAGGTGCTCCGCTTAGGGCTTCGCACCTTAGTAGCGAAGACCAAATGTAATACTTTTTAGTAAATAGGGCAGAACTCTGCCAACCCTAAGATTACCCCCAAACAGTGAAACCAAACGGCCATCACAACCCCAAGGAAAACTTGGCACAACCAAGTATTCCGTCGAGGAGTCCTCGACTCCTCTTCAACCAAAAGGTACCTCGATGACAGCCAAGACAACCGTCGGCACCCGCTCCGCGGATTCCGCCAAACAGATGATTATTGAACTAATCGAAAAAGGACACACTGTAGAGGCGGCCTGTAAGACCGCTGGCAAGTCGGTAAAGACCTACGAGTACTACCGTTCCACCGACGAAAAGTTTAAGACAGCCATTGAACTTATCCGAGCCAGGCAACAGCGCGACGGGACTACCCTCCCACCAGACCTGGCCAACATCTCTTTCCAAGACTTCCGCAAGCGGTTCCTCCAATCAGAGACATTCCCACACCAACTGAACTTGGCGGACCTCTTGGAATCCCGTCCACCCCGCTGGCTACACCCATCCATGATTTATGAAGAGGGTGAACCCCAGTACTGCCTTATCAACATCCCGCCAGACCATGCCAAGTCTATGACGGTCTCCATTGACTATGTGACCTACCGTATCTGCCTTGACCCAAATGTTCGTATCAAGATTGTTTCCAAAACCCAGACCATGGCTGCGGAGTATCTCTATGCAATTAAGCAAAGACTCACCAACCCAGTCTGGTCTGAACTCCAGCGCCACTTCGCGCCGCCAGAAGGCTTCAAGGCCAGTTCTGAAAAGTGGACTAATACTGAAATCTACCTCGCCCGCAACTCAGCCGAAAAAGACCCTACGATTCAGGCTTTGGGTATTGGTGGTCAAATTTATGGCGCGCGTTCTGACCTCATCATTCTAGACGACTGCGTAACTCTTTCCAATGCTGGTGAGTACGAAAAGCAGATGCGTTGGATTCAGCAGGACTGCGTAACCCGTCTTGGCCCATTCTCTAAGTTGTTTATCGTTGGCACACGGGTTGACCCAATTGACCTTTACAAAGTTTTAAGAGAAGACAATCGCTACCCAGAAGGTAAGTCCCCATGGACCTATCTGGCTATGCCAGCCATCCTGGAGGCATCCGATGA